CGCTTGTATCGTGACATAGTAAGCGGAACGGGTGTTATCTTATTATTATAACGGTTTGTGAAATGTGTTTTTGAGACATCTTCATTAGGTTGTTGTTGTCATTGGTAGGGTGGGTGGGGGTGGGTAGGGAGTGAGATGGGCTCGTTACACTCGCAAAGATAAGGACGGATAACGGCGATATGCTCATTAACTACCCCGGATACCGGAAATGCCATGGCAACAGCAAAGACAGGTTCTTTCTACCTAACTGAAACAGTGACACTACCGGCGGCTCACCTATCTGGTGATAGAGTGACGGGCACTTTAGATCTAAGTGCTTATGTGAATGTACCGACAGGTCAGGCAATAGCTATCGACCAAGTTGATTTTATTTACCAAGTAGGCAATGATTTTGGGACAGACGCCCGAAGTATGCTAGTTAGTAACGGTGCTCTTAGCGTTCAAGTTACAGATTTAAACCCCGGTGATGCTTTCGTTCGAGCAGACAATCAATCTCTAGTAGCATCAGGTAGCCTCAACATCTCTAAAGGTGCTGATGGTGGTGGTGCTGCTGGCGAGTTTACTCAAACTAATATCGTAAGCCATATGGCTGATTTATTCCCGGATAACTTCGGTCCTTCTGGTCTAAGTGATATGTTCATTGTAGTTAATGACCAACTTTATATTACTGCTGGCAATGACTTGACTGCGATTGGTGCGGCGGCTGTTTATGTTACAGCTAGAATCCGATGTAGAGTAGTCAAACTATCCACAAAAGACTGGATGGCAGTAGCGATTCAATCAACAGCGGCGGATAACTGAAGGTGATTAACATCACCCACAGTAAGACGGCTCTTGTCAAAATCCTAAAAGAATTGGGATATAGTCATCCTTTGCTCCCTTTAGCAGTGGGTATCTTGATGGAAGCCCATGAATCTGGAGAAGCACCAGGGGGAATGTTAAATCCCGCAGGTCAATTAATTGCTGAAGCATCTGGTAAACCTCACCAGAAGAGAAAGCGAAAGGCTTCAGCATACAATAAAGAATACGCTAAACAATATGCTAAACTAAAGAAGAAGCACCCTCGATCTAAGTTTTCAGTCCTAGCAAAGAAAGCACATAAGGCAACCAAGAAGGTGAGAAAGTAATGGCAACAGATATGAAAGCACGTCAATTGATTAAGCAAGTACCTGCCATGAGTACTATTAACGCAGACTTTGATAATGATACCGCTACATTGCAAGGTGAAGGTTGGCAGGTTATTGCCCATCCGGGCATGAACATGGCATTTGTTTGGAGGGGTTATATTGATTTGGCCGGTTATACTCAAGACGATCTCACATTCTTTTCTCAGGCAGTAGACATACAAGACAACGGACAATCGGGAGGTTCTCCTAGTGTGGTTTCATCAACAATTATTGATATGGTAACTACGCGTAGAATTGCAGATGGAGAAGTATTTCCAGTTAATAGCAATGGGTTCCTTTCACCTGCACCAGGAATAGCTACTCCGGGCCTTGATATTCAGGAAGTAGTTTATGGGAATACCAGAAATTTTACTCCTTACAGTGCTACTAATGGTTTTTGGATTCAATTATTTGGGAGCACCTTTGGTAGTGGTAATCCTACAGCGAGTGATCGTTTACATATTACTCGAATTGTTGTCCCTCTGGGAGTCGGTACAAGCGAATCAGTCTTCGTACAATCTTGCAATTTTTTAATTGGTGGAGTAACGGGTCATGAGAAAGACCTAGTCTACATCGAAAGACTTCGTAGAGCATATACTCAACAAAGGTCGGAACCCTGATGGCTAGTCTTGGTTATTCACCTATTGTACACCCTCATGAAGTAGCCTCAAATGATGTTTATCAAGCATGGGGTGAATATACTGGCTTTCCCGGTCTTATCACTGGAGGACTAGGTGCTTTAGGATTCAATGTGGTTTCTCAGGCCGGTCAAGTAAAAAGTGGGACTTCCATTTTTGCTGCTTCTAGATATGGTTTTGCTTTGGCACTTCTTCTTGAAGCCTCAGTAGGTGCAATGATTCTAGCCACTGCTCTAACTTTTATTGATCCCGGGCACAAAATTGAAGGAGGATTGGATGAGTCAAGATTCTATCTGGAACACCTAGAGAAGCCAGCACTAGAGTTTAAAGGTAAAATGTTAGCAGATTACCAACCATATATGGATCCCTCTACTCCTCTGATTCAGAAGCAGTGGTTTTGATGAGTGGAGAAGTTACCATCGAGCAAAGAGTAGCTAGACTTGAGCGCCTTCTCTATCTGTTGATAGGATTGCAAGCACCGGGGCTCATGGATTATCTGGGCCTTCTAGGTTAAGTTTAGTTTGTAACTCATCATTTACTCTTCTGTTTCTAATCTCTCTAATTACCTGGTTATACAGTTCTTCATTACCTGGTAATTGCAGCATGTCTCTTGATGCCATTAATGTGGCTACAAATTGTAATTCAGATGTTGCCCACCAAAAAAACTTCTTCATTCTAATTCCCCCAGTATATCTGAAACCCATTGCCACAACTCGTTAAGATGTTCTCCAGTCATGGGGAAGCCTTTGTCTATGGCTGAACCAATATAATTCAGTACTTCTTGCAATTCATCTTTAACTTTCATTGTTTAGCCTCCTTTGCTGCTCTTGTCATTCTTTCCCAGTCTCTAATGATGTATTCAAGGGCCAAGGAACGGTTGTTCCCTGTCGTCTTCTTGTATCTATCCAAGGTGGCAATGCATTCAACAGGTAGGGTACAACTAATCATACCCATGTAATGCAGGCCATCAGTACGCTTGTATCGTGACATAGTAAGCGGAACGGGTGTTATCTTATTATTATAACGGTTTGTGAAATGTGTTTTTGAGACATCTTCATTAGGTTGTTGTTGTCATTGGTAGGGTGGG